TCACCCCAGTTCGGTGCAGTTCACCAGCTTCAACGGATTAATAGAATTCATATTGCGGCATTTTTCGCTTTCGGTGGACATCAGTTCTATCCACTGCATGAGCAATCCTTCAAACACAAACATGAACACTGCGAAAACGAGCAGCCATCCGTACTTACGAAGCATAACTGGACCTGAGAAGTGAGAGGGGGGAATGGCAGGCAATATACACGAAAAAAATCATCGGGAAAGAGGGGAGAGAGGCGAGTAATTCAGGGAATAAAAAAGGCGCTTCCCCATGCCGAAGAGCGCCTTTTTCCACCATGAACGAAACTTAGTTCATGCCGTATGTTGGTAACGGTGGTTTGCCGCTGTTCGCCGTTGTTCGCCGAAGATAGCTAACCATTCTGTTTTTTAATGCTTTTTTGTGTATTTTCGTTTGTCCTTGTTCGTCCTCGTTTACGGGCTTACACTTTCCCGTGTATCACTCGGTGTATCACTCGTTTTTTATGAACTGAGGTTTTATGGCTGGAACGAACAAACTCAGCGACAAAAAGCTGAAAGCGCTCCTGGGCACTGCGCGAAGCAAGGAAGAATTGATTGCCGATGGTGAGGGGCTGAGTGCGAGGCTTTTACGCTCTGGCGCCATAAGCTGGATGTTTGCCTATCGGCTCGGTGGCCGTGGCTCGAAACTGGAGCGGCTCACCCTCGGCAGCTACCCGGATATGTCGCTGAAAATGGCGAGGGAAAAGCGCGAAGAGTGTCGTTCGTGGCTGGAAGACGGCAAGAACCCAAAATTCCAGCTTGATACCAGAACCGAGGAAATACTGCGCCCGGTCACTGTTCGTGACGCAATGACGCACTGGTTTGATGAATATGCCGTTCATCACCGGGTTAACTGGAAAAGGCATCAGGCACAGGTCGAAAAGCATATTTATCCTTATATAGGAGATTTACCGCTGGCACTGTGTGAAACCCGCCACTGGCTTGAATGTTTTGACCGGGCAAAACGGCAAACACCCGTCGCCGCCGGCTACGTATTCCAGATGTGCAAACAGGCGCTTAAATTCTGCCGTGTCCGGCGCTATGCCGTCAGTAATGCTCTCGATGATCTGACCATTCAGGATGTAGGGAAGAAACAGGAGAAGGGCGACAGAGTTCACGATATGGGAGAGCTTGCCGACATCTGGCGATCATCTTCAAGCCTGCTATTCAGACCGTATTACGCCGCAGCGTTGCGGCTGGTGGTAGTGTTTGGTTGCCGCTCTCAGGAGGTCAGGCTTTCAACCTGGAAAGAGTGGGATATGAAAGGCTGGGTCTGGACAGTGCCGAAAGAGCACAGTAAGGGTGGTGAGAAAATAATCCGGCCAGTGCCCGAAGCACTGCGATCGTTTATTGCGTCCCTACACAACCAGCATTCACAAACAGGCTACCTGCTGGGTGAAATGAAGAGCCCGGAGGCCGTCAGCCAGTGGGGCAGAGGTGTTTATAAGCGATTGGGGCACTCTGAGCCCTGGACGCTTCACGACATGCGCCGAACATTTGCCACCACGCTAAACGATATGGGGATCGCTCCGCATGTTGTCGAGCAGCTGCTGGGGCATGTGTTGGGTGGAGTTATGGCGATTTATAACCGCAGCCAGTATTTACCGGAAAAACTCGACGCGCTGAATAAATGGGTTGAACGTCTGGAGTTAATTTCTGGTGAGCATAACAATGTAACTATTATGAAGGTGGCTAAATGAAAAATATAGATAGAATGTATTACCCTTTGAATGAAGCAGCAGAGAAAATGAACTTCAATGTTCAAGATCTGCTTCATTTGGGGGCCACTGGAAGAATGGAGATTTGCGCTTATATTCCAAAAACTACAACCAATGCTTTTAGCGTTCAGGTTCGTGAGAATGGAGAGTTTGTTTATGAACAAATAAAGAAAAGAGCGGAGGTATGGGATAAGTTTTATTTGATTGAGAATGTGAGTTTCGTTGAATGCTCACGGAAAGCAATAATGTTTGAATGTCAAGCTGATACATTAAGTGGTTTTTTTGCTTTGCATTCTCAAGATATTGTTAAGTTTGAATTTAATAGAAAGGATGATTTCGAGATTGAAACAACCAGTTTGATGACTCCATATACGTCTGGCTATGACTTTCATTTATTCGATGTACAGGGTGTGAAAATAACTAAAAATAATTTAGTCGTAATGGCAGTTAATTTGGAGGATTTTAATTCTTCACAAGTGGCTAAAAGACCGGGTGAAGGCAGAGGGGATGATAAAAAATCCGTTCCAAATATAAACAAGCAAGCGAGATTAATTAAAACATTGATTCGTATTCATTATGGCGAAAGAGATGCAAATAACCCTAGAGGTCTTTTAGAGCCAGGAGGCGAACTTTTGAATGATTTGGATAAACTTGGTATTCGTCCACCAGTATCAGGAAAGTCTTTAAAGACATGGCTCGAAGATGTTGAGTTGGAGTATGTGGAAATTTCCAAGAACGATGGGGACATTTCCGAAAATCATTAGCGCTAACTCTTACGCTCTCGTTGAACTGCAACGAACGAGGGCGTTACTCAATGAACCAATCCCAACATCTCACTGACCGTACTATCCGTGAAGCAGAATGCCGCCAGATCACGGGCCTCTGCCGTACTACGCGCTACATAATGGAAAAAGAAGGTAAATTCCCAGCCCGGCGCAAGCTCGGAGGGCGTGCTGTTGGCTGGCTGCTTTCCGAAGTTACTGCCTGGCAGCAGAACTGCATTAAAGCGGCGTGAGGTGGACTATGGCACATAAAACAAAAGCGGCCACACCGGGCCGCCTGTTAGCTGGTGGACGACAAAATCAGCCCTTTGGCTCGATCCCCTTTTTACGTAAAGCCTCGCGGCCCAATTCCTTTAGCCAGTTACTGGTGCTGGTATTTTCTTCTTGGGCTAGATCGTCAAATTGCTTACGCAGCTCAGCAGGGATACGGATAGGTAGCATTGGTGAACGTCCGTTTCCCTTGGGTTGTTTGTCTCTAGATATTGACATGCATATGCCTATAGGTTTATGGTTATCTCGAATAGGCATATACACTACCATGTGTGTGTCAGAAAAGACAACGCCCCGGACTGCGGGAACAGTACCAGGGCGTCTAACCACTTTGTAAGATAGGAGTTACATCATGGCTGACCAACAGTCTACCCAAACTTGCCCCAAATTTACATGGTTGTTCCTCGGTGAGCCGAAGGGCCAGACCTGCACCCCCATCACCCTGCGCACTCAGGCAGATACCGAAGAAGAAGCCCGCGCTGCGTTCTGCGGCTGGGATTTGACTTTTGCTGCCAAAATCCGCACGCAGTGCTCTTTGAGTGAAATTGGCGAAAGAGGCGCTTATTGGCTGAATGTCTGCGTCGTTGAGATGGGCCGCTTTCACGATGGAGTGCATCATGACTAAATCACTCATACCTGCACGCCGTGAAGTTCGTGTCTTGCTGACCATCAAAAGAGGTCATGTGGAGGAGCGTCTGTTACATGAGGAAGAACTTGTGGCAACGCCTGAGATGTTCGTTCACGTAATTAGAAGCCTTGGACGTCACCACGGGTTGATGGGCAAAGAAATCAGTCAGGCGTTAACACTGAGCAATGTACTAAAAGAAAAACTTCTCATTTGGGCTGAGCGAGTCAGTGTGCCAGAAGATATTGATCGCGGATTTGAGTTGGTCGAACAGCTAGACAAAATCATCGCCCTGCAAAAGCAAGCTATCGGAGAATAAACCCATGTTCAAAAAATTATTCCGGCTTTTTGCTGGTGGCCACGCTCAACCAAAATTCGTGCGGCCTGATATTTCGTTTACCTGCATGGGTATTAATTCGGTGCTGATCGTCACTGCAAAAATCAACGCCGCGCCCCCGGAAATTCTCCAGCGCCTGTTTGCCGCTTCTGGCGTAACGCTGGCTTTTGAAGGGGAGGGCTTTGGTGGCTACGTCCGCGCAACGGGAAGCACACGCCAATTATCACGCATCCACAATCAGCTTATTCGCCGGGAGGCCAGCAAATGATCAGCAACGTCAAATTTAACGAACTGGCTGGGCGCGTCGAGCAGCTGCTTGGCAAAGTGGAAGAACTGGAAAACAGTATTCAGGCATTAACCGCCAGTCAGGGCGGCGAAATCCCACCAGGTATGGCGATGGTTTCCACTCTGGCTGCTGAGTTCGGAATAAGCACGAAGAAGGCCGAAGAGCTGGCACATAACAGCGGCGTTCTGATGGTTAAGCATAAGGGCGGCGGCTATCTGGCTCACGACGGTAAATTCAGAGAAGCGGCGCGGATCATTCTGCGTGCAGCGAAGCGTAAGCACGGCTCTGCATATTGGTATCACCCACTGATCGGCAAGTTTCAGATGAGCGGAGGGCTTCCAAAATGACAGATACCGCTATCAAGTCGGAAGAAATGTCTGATGCGCTGTTTTCCTGTGTGTACTCCTGGATAAATGGTCATCTTGTCGATAAAAAGAGCGCTGATGCGGCTGTAGCCCGGCACCGTGATAAGTCGTCACCTTATGGCGTACTGGCAAGGCGTTTGCGTGAGTTCGTTGTGAGCAGTGGGCCGGGGCATTATGACGAATTGTGTGAGCAAGGTTTGATACTGACAGACGGCAAACAGCAGAAAGCTAATCGCATATCGCTGGTGTCCGGAGTAATTGGCGACGAGGTGAAAGAGCTGCTGTGCGACTCAGACAGAATCAACCGGGTATTCCCACCACCGAAGCCAGAGAAGAAAAAGCGTGTTACCGATGCGGCCACATCGTCACTTAACCAGATGGGGCCGAGTCAGCGCGGTGAGGTACTTCTGGATCACTATGGCGGTCTGTTGGCGCTACACCAGGAATCTGACACCGTTCATCATTACAACGGCATGATCTGGTCACCTGTCACCGACAAGGCGCTAACTCGCCAGATGGCGGCGATATTTATTGAAGCGGATGCACCATACTCCATGACCGCGATGAAAAACGCCGTGGACACCATGAAGCTGAGTTTGTCACAGATGGGGGAAACCGCCCGGCACCTTATCGGATTCCGTAATGGTGTGTTTGACAGCAGCAAAGGGGAATTTCGTGCCCACCAGCGGGAAGACTGGTTATTAATCGCCAGTGAGGTGGATTTTGTCGCGGCTGAGAACGGCGAGAGCCTGGAGAAGCACGCCCCTAATTTTTGGCACTGGCTGCAACATTCAACGGCGGCAAACAGTAAAAAGTCTGATCGCCTCCTGGCTGCCCTGTATATGGTGATGGCTAACCGGTACGACTGGCAGCTATTCCTTGAGGTGACGGGGCCGGGTGGCAGCGGTAAAAGCGTCATGGCGGAGATCTGCACGATGCTGGCTGGGAAGGGTAACACCGTATCGGCGAGTATGGATGCGCTGGAAAAGCCGCGAGAACGTGCGCTAGTCGTTGGCTACTCCCTGATTATTATGCCGGATATGACCCGCTACGCAGGTGACGGGGCAGGGATTAAAGCCATTACGGGTGGTGACCGGGTATCAATTGACCCGAAACACAAAGCGCCATATTCGGTAAGGATCCCGGCAGTAGTGCTGGCGGTCAATAACAACGCCATGACATTCAGCGACCGCAGCGGAGGCATTTCCCGACGCAGGGTGATATTCAACTTCTCGGAGGTCGTCAGCGAAGAAAGGCGGGATCCAGAGCTGGTGGAAAAGATAGAGGCAGAGCTGCCCGTCATAATCCGCCACCTGATGGCCCGGTTTGCCAGACAGGACGACGCGCGGCAGCTGCTTGCTGAACAACGCAAATCAGAGGAGGCGCTGAGTGTGAAGCGTGAAGGTGATTCCCTGCTGGACTTCTGCGGTTATCTGATGACGCTGGTGGAGTGTGACGGCATGGTAATCGGCAATGCAGAGATAACGCCATTCAGCCCACGGCGCTACCTGTACCACGCTTATATGGCCTACATGGCGGCGCATGGACTGAAAAATACGCTGTCACTGACCAGCTTTGGCAGAGATATGCCTGGAATGATGGCGGAGTACGGGGAAGAGTACATACGCAAACAGCGGACCAGAAACCCGGATAAAGGCAGGATCGCTTCCAATGTGCTGTTAAAGGGTGAGGCCGATGAATGGCTACCAGCAGCCACAGGAGGCGAACAGGAATAGCGAACACAGGCGGCTTAACGGTCGCCTTTTTTACGCGCTGACAACGCAAGGAAAATTATTTTAATAGAAAAACTGTCTACTACTGTCTACCTCTAAAAAAATATGGTTTAAGTTGTTATTAATTAAAAAGTTTATTGGGTAGACAGTTTGTCTGATAACTGTCTACTACTCTCGACTACTGTCTACTTTTTGTTTGTATTTTATACAATGGTAGAGACTTGGGTAGAGAGTTAAGGCCAACTGTCTACCAACTCTCTACCTCTTAACACATTGAAAGGTAATGATATTTTATGAGGTAGACAGTAGTAGACAGTTTTTCGCTATATTTTATTTTTTTGAGGTTTTTTCATGAATCACTGCCGGGTATCTCCCCGGCTTTTTTGTGCCTGAACACAATTAATCTATAGAAGTGGTAGAAAAATATTTATCAACCACAAAATATGATCAATACTTAATGCACTGTAGTTACATACATGACTTTCAAGAGGTGAAAATGAGCAATAACGCAGAAGAAGTGAACGCCGAATTCATGGCGAAAAGCAAGGAGTGGGCAAAGACTGACAAGGTTGAGCGCTCAAAGCGTAACGCTGTGTCTGTCTATCTGGATGACGAGCTGGCACTGGCGCTTAATCGCCTGCGTGAAACCGTTCGCCAGCATAACGAGGCCGCTGGTCTGCCACCAATGGCGCCATCACTAAGCTGGTTAGCGCGTTCTCTGCTGCGCGATAAGCTGGGGCTGGTGGACAGTAAAGCGGCTAAACACGATGCGCCGGGTTCGGTGTAAGGCTGGTACGCGATGGAATTAGCAATTTACGATCCAATCGACGGTGAAATGGCGAAGCGCTTTCGTGATTCACTGGCGCAGTCTCGCGGCCCGGTAACGGTCGCAATCAATAGCGGTGGCGGTCATGTCACTGATGGCCTGGCTATGTTCAACACGCTGCGTGCTTATAAAGGTCACACAGTCGCACGTATCGACGGATTTGCGGCGTCAATGGCGACCATTGTTGCGCTGGGGGCCAAAAGCGTGACCATGGCGGACAACGGCTGGTTCATGGTGCATAACCCGTGGGCAATCACTGGCGGTGAATCTAGCGACCTGCGACGCATGGCTAATGTGCTCGATGCGAATGCCAAAGCGATGGTTGGCGTATATGTGGGTAAAACCGGGCTGCCAGAGGATGAGATCCGCGCACTGATGGATGCCGAAACGTGGTTCACCGCTGCCGAAGCCAAAGAGAAAGGGTTCATTGATGCTGTTTACCCGGCTGAGGATATGGCGCTGGGTATGGCTGATGGCTGCTATGCGATGTTTGGCAATTACAGAAACACACCAGATGTGGTTAAAAAGCTGATGGTCAACGAACCAGGTCAGGATAAACCAGAAGACGTTAGCAAGGTTTTCTCCGGTTCAATTAAAGCTGACGCCGGGGAAGTCTCTCAGGTCAAAGCGCGTTATGAGATGGGCGGCGTTACCCTGGATGATGCGCGTGGTGTGGTTAAGTTTCTGGAAAGTTGTTCCGGGTTCGCCAGCGTCGATTCCGCAGCCATTCGCCAACAGTTGATCGCCGGACAAATCACCCTTCCACAAGCACGACAGGAGTTTTTAGAAGAAATGGCAAAAGGTATCTCATCTTTAGCTGGCGGTTTTGCACACGTTCATGCTGGTAACGGCAACATTGTAGGCGATTCAGTGCTTTCGTCTATTGAGTCGCGTCTGGGCTTGAAAGAGGTGGATAAGGATAACCGTTATAACGGTTACAGCCTTAAAGAGCTGGCACGCGCATCACTTCAGGATCGTAATGTCAGCGTTGCGGGGATTAATACCGTGCAAATGGTTGGCATGGCGTTCACTCACTCGACCAGCGACTTTGGTTACATCCTGGCTGATGTGGCGAACAAATCAATGCTGATGGGCTGGGAAAATTCACCGGAGACATTCGACAGGTGGACGAAGACAGGAAACCTGCCAGATTTTAAACCCGGTCACCGTGTCGGGATAGATACCTTCCCGCGCTTGCGTGAGGTTCGCCCAGGGGCGGAATACAAATATGCCACTGTTGGTGAGCGTGGCGAGCAAATTATTCTGGCCACGTATGGCGAATTGTTCAGCATCGACCGCCAGAGCATCATCAACGATGATCTGTCTATGCTTTCCACTATCCCAATGTCAATGGGGCGTTCGGCAAAGGCCACCGTTGGCGATTTAGTTTATGGGGTGCTACTGAATAACTCGCCTTTGAGCGATGGGGAGCCATTGTTTAGCGCCGAGCGTGGCAATTATGTCGGTGGTGAATTGTCCATCGATACGCTGGCTGCGGCACGCGCTCACATGCGCCTCCAGAAAAGCCAGGCGGGGCAGGTGCTGAATATTACGCCGAAGTTCCTCATTGTACCTGCCGCGCTGGAGTCATACGCGGAACAGGTGATTCGTTCCACCTCTATACTGGGAGCTGATAACAGCGGCATTTCTAACCCGTTCAAAGATGCGCTCGGTATTGTGGTTGAGCCCCGCCTTGATGGTGTAGATGAAGATGCCTGGTATCTCGCAGCTGCACAGGGTAGCGACACTATTGAAGTGGCTTATCTCGATGGCAACGCAACACCGTATCTTGAAGCGACTGACGGCTTCACCGTGGACGGCACAACGTACAAAGTGCGCATCGATGCAGGTGTGGCAGCGCTTGATCACCGTGGTCTGCTGCTGGCTGATGGCAAAGAGCAGCCGTCCTGATCACAATCCTGAGTTCCTTTGTCTTTGGCGGCCTCGTGCCGCCTTTTTTCAAAGGTACTCCCGGCGGGGTGGCTGCTCCACGGGGGCGCTTACTCGCGGTAATCGGCAGTTATTTGGGTTTGCGCGCCAAACGAACAAACGGACAAACGGTTTTTAAGTGACTGTTTTATAAGACTTGAGGTATCCCCGTTTGGGGAATGGGGTTTGCCAAATGAAGGGTAAAAAACTGGATGATGGCGAGGTGCTGGATCATGCGTTCAGTATCACCGAACTGGCAGAGATTTTGGGGCGTGACCGTAAAACGATTGCCGCTATTGCTCGCCCACTGGAGTCAACGCCGGACAGCAGTAAGACCCGGAAAAATTATACCGTCCGTACCTTACTACGGGCGCTGGATAATCCGCAGGATCTGGACGTCACTCAGATGACTCCCGCAGAACGGCGGGCGCACTGGCAGGCAGAAAATGAGCGGGTGAGGTACGAGAAAGCAATACGCTTTTTGATACCGGCAGATGAATGCGCGCGAGAATACAGAATACTCACGAAGGGGATGATCATAATGCTTGAAACCCTTCCCGACCTTCTGGAGCGTGATTGTGCATTGACTCCCCAGGCAACCAGTTATGTGCAAAGTGTGATTGATAAATTCCGCGACCATCTGGCCACTGAACTGACTAGCGATAAATTTAGCGAAGAAATTGAGGAGCTACTTG